GCTTTATTCAGGACGGGCCTTTGAGCATTAGCTCGAAAGGGTGTAGATTAACACTTCTTCGTAACCGTTACTTCCAGGTAGGTCCCATATCGGACGGAGTCCGTCAGGGGCGAACCTTTGGGCTGACCTTAGCGATTCACTACTAAGGTTCTTTACGAATCGGAATTTCCATTTCCTGAAAGTCTGGAGATGGTAGTTCCCGGTCTCGTATTCGGGGATGTTATCCGAAGCCAGAAGTTCCTGTAGGGACGGTGCACTCGAGTATATCGAGTACAACGGGGAAATGTAGTCGCCTGGGTAAATAGAGATTCTTTCACAAGAAACTCGGCGAAACATTCTGAAGAAGACTCCACCGAAGCCTCGCCTCTTTTGTTCGCGGTTCTTTAAACGGGGCCACTCATCGTTTCCAATGAGGACTCCGTCGCCATAGCCGTCGGGACCGAAGAGACGTAGATTCGTCGCAATGCCACTCAGTGCCAACTCTGCAAGCTCCAAGTCACCGGAGCGCACAAAGTAGTTGTGCATTACGTAAAGGGTTTCGCCGCTTAGCATACTCGTTAAGTAGAAAGGGCGAATGTTAATACCGTGGTAGTAATCTGCGCCACAACTTTCCCTGAAAGGACCATACCCACACTTGTTCTCGTTTATAAGAAACCCGCAATGAGTAAGTAAGGTTTTAACTTCATCTTCCCGATCAGTTGGGCAGATGATGTCGTCACCATAAGCTGTGACCCCATCCACACCGGAGCCGCAAGCGGACCGGGTGAGAGCATAAAAGATGAGCGTTTCTAAGGGGAAAGTATAACCGTTCCCCATTGAGCAGAACATCTCCAAGTGCCTGGGTTCACCGTCTTTGTAGACGGCTGTGCTACACCCCGCAAAGTAAAGAAACTGATACCAGTCCTCCGGAAGGAGAAACCTGACCAGTTCGCGGGAGATTGTAGCCGAAGCAGATTTCAGGTCTAGAGTCATTAAGTGGCCATTAATACTGCCACTCCGCGCCAAGGATTGATTCTTACTTTGGTCGCGTATATCAAGACCCACTACCAGGAGCAACCGAGACTGGATCCACTTGCCGATGCCTTTTTGTAGCATGGTATTCAGCGTGGGCTGTATTTCTATCATCCTGTCTTTGGTAGCATCCTTCGGAACCGTGCGTAGCGAACTTGGTGACAAAGTCAAGTCCACATGACTGTACAAACACCCATCTTCATCCAGCGACCAATCTTCACTGTGCTCGTTGAGCCAGTGTGGGATTGAGCGTAGGAATGAAGGAAGCCAGGGTGAATGTGCTAGCTCGGTGCTACACGTTGGCGTATCCGCGAGTTTGATCTGCGGACATGCACTTTCTTTTTTTACCGTGGTCGTGGCACCAGGGCCAAAACCGATACGCAAATCACTAACTTGGGGCACCGGTCCAAGAACTGTACGGATAAGCTTCCTTGCCGCATACAACTGCGAGTAGGAAGTGGGTGAGAACCCATCCGGTATGTCCTTTTTGGTCCGAAACCTTCGATTTGTGTCTGCGCATACGGCCTCAGCCTCTACAAACGTCTCGTACGCCACCCTCTCGCGACTTTCCGGAGTATAACCCGGGAGGCCTGGGAACTTCTTGTACAGGGCTTGAATCTGCCTGCACGCGATGAGTTGGTTAACATCCCAACTGATGTCGTAATCGAAACTGTAGTTGATCAGGTCAGAAAACCTGCCTAAGCGAGCAAGCTCGAATAGGTACTGACCGACCCCTCCGCCCCGTAGGGCCAGGACTGATGTAAGTCCAGCGATGAATGGAAGACTATCATCGACTGACCACTCCTGTGTCCAACTCGTGTATTTTTCCACACTGGTACCTTTTAAGGGAGAATTGGAACTACCTTTTCTTGTTAGCTATCCTTCGGACTTAGAAGCCCGGATACTTGTCGTAAAGCATGACAAGCAGCCAAAGAAGGAAGAGCCCGTGTATCACCAGCACTCTCACGAGGCGGTGATACCTGCATCCATGAGTTCGCTCGCCGGACCTGCTGTTGCGGCGGCCACTGAAGTCGAAATGTTGTTGGAGATGTTAACCAACAGCATCCGAGCCAGTCGCCGATTCGCGATGGCGGAGCGATCATGGAAGTAGGAAACCAGGGAGACCTGGTCCACAAAGGCAACTTTCGGAGCAGCAGTGTATCCGGCGGCATTACTGCCGGACACAGCCTCCATCACCGGAACTTCAACCCGGATCTCGCAACGGTTCATCCCGCCCTTGAGCTTCTTGTTGAACGTCTTCACGCTGCAGTTGGCAGCAATGGGGACGCTCGCCAGATTCTCACGCCAGTAGGCCTGGTCCCCGAGAAGGGGATCAGATTTTGTGCCAATCGGCGTAAAGGTATGGGAGACAGGTACACCTGCCCCGTCGAACGCTACAATGTTCGCTTGTGAGCTCATAGCTAGCTTTTTTGCCTATTAAAAGATTAGAAAGGAGAGTTAACCAAACTCAACGGAACGCTTGACGAGCCCCACCATGAAGCAGGGCTAAAGCGTTTTCAAGGTGTGTGATGCTTAGGGCTTTTTCAATGGCCTTCAGCGACGGAAGAGGAACAGATATTGGCTGGTTAGGCCTCCTCTCCAGTTTCACCTTGCGATCTTCAACAGTCTTGTACCCGGTGAAGGAGATGACGGGGTTATTCAACCCGCCGCTACAACACCAAGAGTCGTGAGGCCACTCTCGTGCCCACGCATTGTGTTGAGTACATGGTGAAGAGGACTTACTACCCTCAGACACCCACAATGTAGACTGGTGAACCCGGACGTCAAACCCAGAGAAGAATGTCAACTCCTCAATATACTGACCGATTGGTATAAACCAGTCAATAATAAAGCTATAAGGAATTAACTCATAGGCTAGCGAAGCAGGGTTGGTTAGGCCCAAACTTCGTGACGTTGTTAGTCTTTCTACATACTCAACCCTCAGTTCCCGGCATACACGCTTACGCGTCCAGTACGAGTATGAGGCCCCAGCAACGGGGTCGTTTAGTGTGGTTTTCTCCACAGGTCCACGAATACGTGTTTTGATGATGCGAGAGTCCTTGGTTTTCTCTTCCAGGTACTTCGCAGCCTCGTACACGTCATTGAGTAAGGGCTCATAGGCGTATCTGTAGGAGAGCAGTGTTCCGCTCAACTCAGATCCGTCAAGAGCCGCCGGCTTCCTCCACCTAAAGGTTTTACCAGCACCCGGAGCCAGGAGTTTCTCACCTGACAGGGTACGGGAAAAAGACCTGAGTGCTTGCTCTACGTCACCATGGCGTAGTGCCCGCATTCCACCGAACAGTGCTGTTGCACTGCCAGTGAGGGTGTTAAGGGTTTGATGTAAAGTCCCACCGAATACGCCGGCGTTAAAATCGTGCCCGCGAATTTCCGATGAAAGCTTACTCAAAAGCTGTAACATAGCATTGCCACTGTAAGATGGCAAGTCATGGCGGGTTCCATAGCCGCCAAAACCTTGCGATATTATAGCCCCGGTAGATAAACTCCTTCGCTCGTGGTGCTCATTACGAGTCCAAACGTCAGTCATATCATAAGAGTTCTCCTGAGAGCGGTTGTTGCCGCCCGACCAGGTCCTCATCCTATAAGTACCATTGACGCTAAAGCGATTGAAGGTAATGCTTCCGGAAGTCATACTATTTCCTCACCGTGCTGTTTGACGGTTTTGGAGGTGGTCCTGTGAAGGACCACCAGAGTACACCGTCAGGGACTGAAATTTATCCGACTTTCGATGCCGGATCTCAGGACCCCTGAC